AATGGAGGAGCGCATTATGCGCCAACTAGAGCTCTCTGCTGAAGCACTTCAGACCTTGAAGTCGATGCAGGGATCCATACGCTCTGGGGTATTAAGGGACTTTACCACCCCCTTAATCTCAAGAGAGTACGGCGAGGACAAGGACCGTGGTAGGTCCGAGATGGCTTCGGCTGTCTATGAGTGTTGTGACCTTGGTCACACGGCGTCCTGGTTGCGTGAGTTTGAGGATGCGAAGCGCTTGAAACACGGTACCTTTTCGAGACGTCCTGGATTTCGCGTTGATGCGACCCATGATGATTCTCTCGAGAAGTTGGTCCGTGTCTATTTTAGCGCGCGCCCCAGGGTGCGGTTAAATCCCGCTGCTCTGGAACACGCAGATCAGGCAGTAGCGTCTCTGTTTCCAGCAGGCCGCAAGAGGTTGAGACCAATTTCATTGGTCGATGCCGCGGCCACTCAGTTCCCCGGTTCCACCGGATTGGGCATCCCCGTGATGTCTTCAAACAAGGAGAAGTTCCTTTACACCGTGTTCAAGATCTCTGAGGAGATTGAGAACGACGGTTTCGATCCTTTGTGGATCGATCAACTCCCTGCGGTACTTGGTGTACGAGGTCAGCCTCGAGGGCCATACCAGTTTGCGAAGACAAGGGTAGTTTACCAGATGCCGCGTGCACTGATGAACCTCGAAAAGAGGTATCAGTATGTCGCTCAAACCGCTTTGCGCGAGTGTGAGGAACTTTGCGCATGGAGGGGCAGACCTAGTGTCGCCTCTGCGATGACACGCCTTCTAGCCAGGAAGGAGCGCCCTATACTATCGGTCGACTTTAAGGCATTCGATTCGTCGGTGCCATTTGAGGTTATCGACCGGATCTTTAGTATTATGAGCGCTTGGTTCACGAAGGATGCAAGGCCGCTCCTGAGGTTCTGCCATAGAGCCTTTGAGCGAGTCGGGATCATCGTTCCGGACGAGTATCTCCCTGGGGAGGCTCGCACCTGCGGTGTTCCATCAGGTTCATGTGGTACGAACCTGATAGATAGCCTGGTCAACCTTTGGGTCATGCACTATTCTAGTTTTCGGCTTAAAACCCGTGTTCTGGAGGCGTATGTCCAGGGTGACGATGGAGTTTACCGCTTCAATGGTACACCAACATTAGCGGATCTCTCAGGTGTTTTATCTTCCGATCTCGGTATGGTGCTGTCTGCAGACAAGAGCCTTATGCGCAGCGACTGTGTGCACTTCTTGCAGGATGTGCATCACAGGGATTACGTAGTTCAAGGCTTAAATGTCGGAGTTCGGCCAATTATGCATCTTACCAATGCTATGTGGTCTTACGAACGTGTGGACGGTTTGTCCTGGGAGCGCTCTTTTGACACGCTACGTTGGTTGCAG